CATTTTGTATAGTATTATTATACAAACTAGTAATACTTGTTACATCTAAATTAATATCTTTAGTTTGATTTATACCAAATGTTTGAGAACCGGCAAAATTAAACCACCATGTACCCCCACCTGGTGATGAATTTAAAAACGAGGCTGTTGTATTTGTAAAAAAACTAGCTGTTAACCATTCATTCGTATTATCCCTATCTTTCCAAGTAGCATTTTCTTTATCATATGGATTATATAAAAAACGTCCTGTACCTTGTTCCCATGATTGAGATATACTATAACATTCTAATGAGTAAGTATCAGGTAAGTTTGAAGCATCTGCTAAATATAATCTTAAAGAAGCAGTATAGGCACCTACAGGCAATATGCTGTTAGGATAATAAATAGCAGGGGTAGAAACTGAAGATGTGTTGTATGTATTTGTTACTATAGTATTTAATACTGTATCTATTTCACTAGTAGGAAATTTTATTAATACACGAGATGCATAAGGAGTTGAACCAGCTAGTAAAGAACTTTCATTAGAAATTTCTAAGATTTGATCCAACCCAGTGTTCATGTCTGGGTATTTAGAATAAATTGTTGTATCCTTCTCAGGGAATATTTTATAAACTGCCATCTATGTTATTTGTTTATTATAAATATAAAGTTGTTAAAAAGTTACAACTCTACCTTGAATGTCCAATTCAGGATATCTTATCTCAAATATAGAAGGATCTAATGAAGGGTACAATATTCCATTTTGAATAGCTCCTGCTACATCATAACTGTATGGAGAATAATTTCCTCCTGATTTGTTGATAAATTCTATTTTAACTACAGATTGTACTCCTTTAATTTGAAGTAACAATGAATTAATATTAGATAGAATTACAGGTTGATTTACCTGCCATTTATCTATATCAAAATAATTAGTAATAGCAGCAATACAGTCTGTTAATATTTGATTATTACTTAAACCAGGAATAACAGTTATATCAAAATTTAATCCTAAATTTATATAAAAGGCATCTTTAATAGTAATAGCATCTGTAACCATTCTAAATGGTTCCATATATTCTTTTAAATTCGCTTTTAAATTTAAAGTAGCATTTTCTAATTTTTTAGTAGAATTATATGCTAACACATACATTGAAAGTGCAAGTGGATTATTATCTACTAAGGGGTCGTTTCCTGAATTAACAGATAAAGCAGATGCTTGTTCAACATATACTTTAGCTATAGTACCAAAATCAGAAGGCATACTTAAAGCGCGACTCATATAATCGTCTTTTGTTACAGCTCTTAATTGCGCTGAAAATGCATTTAGCGTGTTTAAACGTATTTCTTCTACAGTATCACCACTTCGGCCACCTACAGCAGGTAATGGATTATTTGCGATTAAAGTCGCTAAAGATACGTTATTATATATAGGGTTAACAGCATTTATACCGGCATTTGAATTAATAATAGTAATATCATTTGCGGGTACATTAGATGTTACTCCTCCACCTGAAAGATATTGAACTGTTAATGATATATTTGAAGGTACAGTACCATATTGTTTAGTATAAAATACAGCGGCTTGGTTATAATTGTTAACTAAATCGGAAGTATTAACGGATGGTACTAATCCTAATTGAATATTATCTGGTGTTGGGATAATAACATTATCATTAGTATTCACATACATACCCGAACCAAATTGTAATTCTATAACATCATCTGTTCTAATTCTTGATACAAATCTATTAGGAGTTTCTAAATAACTTAAAAGATAAGGTACTTGATTAGCTGATGGTCCGGTATTTGTTGTTTTATTTATTACATTAGATTGAGCTAAATAAGGTACTTCATACCATTGACTAGCATCACTCCCTGTAACTTGAAGTATTTGGAGAAAAGTTGGATCGTTTATTTCAACTGAGTTAAATTTTATAGGTGCTCCAAATGTAAATGTTTGACTTTGTACGGTTGCCGATATTGCTCTAGTTGATTTTTTAAATAAGTAATTATTACCATCGTATAATGTTATTTCAACTGAGCCTGTTTTAGAAAAATCAACAGGATCTAGAGTTAAAAAGTCAACATTAGCACTTACTGATCTTAAAGATAAGTTCTCAGGTATAATTAAAGCATAATCTAAATTAGGTTGTCCTGCTAATATAGGAACTCTTTGATAAAAATCAATTGTAGTAACGGCGGCATATGACGATTTAGGACGATATCCTAATGAATACGCCATATTTAATAAGTTTTCTTTTTCTCTAGCAGTTAATACAAAATTTTCTTGTATTTGAGTATCTGTGTAAAAAGACAAAACATCTCCAACATATGAAGACATTTCAATAAACATCGTACCTGGCGATGCTTCTGAAAAATCTGTATAAGTATTAGGAAAATAATTTTTAGCAAACTCTATAAGAGATGCTTTATACTGAAGGAAATTCTTATTTAAATAAGATATGTTTTTTTGCTCTGCCATTATACAAAGTTAACTGTTATATTATCTGTTTCTCCTGATAGGAGTATTACGTATGCTATTTTTACAAGTAATGTATTAGAAGATTCATTAGGTTCTATTAATAATTCAATATTCCGAATGTTTACTTCTGGTATATAAGTTGCAACACTATTAATTATATCTTCCCTAACATTATCTAAAGTTTCTTCTGTCATTTGCCCAAATAATTGGCCCCTTAAAGTAGTACCAAAGTTTGGATTTTCTATTCTTTCTCCTTTAGAAGTTAATATAAGATTAATTACATTAAATTTTATTTGCTCCCTAGTAGAATAAATACTATTAAAAACTCCAGGAGCATTAAAAGGCAAACCAACACCAATAGCGGTATTGACTTGAAAATCTCTTGGGTCAACTCTAGTACTTCTAACGTAAGCCATTACTGTACACTTCTAAAATTATTCAAATCAGCAGGGTTTGATCTCATTTCAGCTGCTACTTGGGATAATAAATCTGAGTATGCTGCTTGTTTTTCACCAAATGTTTTAGGTGGTTCTGGTTTCATAGCATCTGCTATACCCATTTTTTCCATTAAACTATTTCGTAAAGCAGGGTTTGTGTTACTAGTATTAAAATTCATAGTAGGCCATGCTTCATTATTAGATGCAGGTGGTGGTGTATAAGGTAAACCATATGAAACAGATTCACTAAGTTTTTGTTTACCTAATTCAGCTAATTCTTCCTTAAGAACTTCTCTTACGGCTTCTTTAATAAGGGTTTTTAATTCATTTGTTTTCATGTCAATAAATATTAAGCTTCAAGTCTTCGTTTATCAATTTCTAATTTTAATTCGTCAATTAGAACCTCAGGATCCAATGTAAATGACGGTTCTGATTGTAATGCTATAAATCCACTTCGGTCTAAGGCAACAGCATATCTTCGTTTATTACCTGCTACTACAAATCTAGGATCATCTTCTTCTAATATAGAGAAAGTAAATCCATTATATTCAACTCCAAGTACAGGACCTAAACCACTACCATCTAAACCAGCACCAGAAGTTTCTAATAAATCTCTTGCTTCTTGTGGTGTAATATTAGGATCATCTAGTATTTTACCTAATGGAAGTAATCTTGAACGTTCATATTGAATAGTTGCTTTAAATCTACTTAATGTACCTAACGCAATTTGTAATAATATGTTTAAAGATATTATTATAGGAGCGTATTTAGCTATCGTTCTTGTTGTTTTAATACCAATAGGTGATATCTGATAAGGTGTATATGGAATAGCTGTCAATACAGATACTGTTAAAGATAATATTGTTAAAGTAGTACTTATAGATCTAAGTGTTCTGTTAAAATTATTAACCTGATCTTCTGCTGATTTTAAAGATACTAATGCTGCGTCTCTTGCTATTTTTGCTTTTTCTAAGTCTGCTTTAGTAGTAGCATTTCTAATAATATTGTTGGTTTTATCTACTAATTCATTTAATTTAGAAACAGTTTGAGATAATTTATTAACTTGATTACTTAATATAAAACCAAAAACAAGTAATATAGCAGTAGGACCTTGTGATCTTATTATTTGTTTTAAAGCTTTTTTAATTTTAGCTTTATTCAATTTTATTTTTACACTATCTTTTTTAACTTTTAATCTTTCTTTTATTCGATTAACATCCTTTTTTTCTTTTAGAGGACGTTCCGCAGTTAATATTCCTAACTGCTCTTTAATTTTATCAATTTGTTTTTTAGCACCTTCAACAGCTTTCTTAGCTTTTTCTAATTCTTGCTCTGCTTTTCTTTCTATTTTTCTGATAGCTTCTTTTCTATCATTTATCGTTTTAGCTCGTTGTTCGGGTGTTACATTATTAGCAAGAGCTGTTATAGCTGCTGTTCCTAATGCTGCTACGGCTGCTGGTGAACTTAAATTAGGAAGAGTAGGAGATAAAGCTTTAATAGCATTAGCTTGTACTTTAGCTTTATTATATAAGGCTTCTGCTTTACTATATTGAGCTTCAGCCTTTTGATATAGTGATTTAGACTCATCAAGTGCCTTTTTAGCTGCTTTTATTCTATCTTGGTTACTAGGACTAGCCATTATATTGTATTAGTAGTTTTTGAAAGTAAACTTTCATTAAGTAATGTTTTGTTCAGTATCTCTAATTTATCTTGAAGAGCAATAGAAGCATCATTAATAGTATATAAAGGAGTACCTTCAGGTTGTGATATTGTATTAGCTATATTAGATGAAAAATCACTTAACGTCAATATTAAATCAGATAACCACACATTTAAACTACATCCTAATACTAAAGGTTCAGGAGTAAGTGCATTGTTATTAGGACCTAAAAATATTTGATTGTCTTGCAATGTTAAACCAACTTTATTACTTTGTAAATAAATTGGTCCTTGTGAATAAGCTTCAATTCCGGTTTTACCTAATATTAAAACTTCATCTGATTTAGAAGATATAATAGTCCTATCAGCATTTATTATAACTTGAGGATCTGTAAAATCTCTAACATTAATAGGACTAGTAATATTACTAAACGCTATATTACCTGTATCTAAAGGTATAGATTGGTTTGATGTTAAGTAAACAGATGATCCATCTTTATTAATATCTTCAACATATAAATCTGAACCAGGTAGTTTAAAATTATGTTGTGTTGTTATTAATGTAATAGGATTATTATTTAATTCATTAGGGTTAGTAGACCATGGTGTTAAATCTAAACCACCGGCTTTATTAGTACTACCAAAACGGAGAGAGTTTCCAAATCTACCTTCTAATAAATAATCTCCTTCAAATGTCTGTAATCCTCTAAAATCTGAGTTCTGATTGAAGGAGTTGTATAATACTTCTTTATCTTCATCTAAAAATAAACCATTAAATTGAGGACTGTTCCATGCATTAATAACACTTACATAATAACTTTCCTCAGTTTTATTAGTAATAGGAGAGGGTGCTGATGGTAATTCCATTAACATGACAATCTCTCCAGGTAAAGGGAAATATTTTTGATTAGGATATAAAGGTAGAGCAGTAGGTAAATCACTTAACTGTTCATCATTAAGTGCGTCTAAAGGCAACTCAGTATCTTCTCTGTACTCAGCATACAAAATAGTACCAATACCAGCCCATCCTCCATTATTTATCCATACTTGTTGAGGAACACTCTGTTCATCTAATATAACCGCATATACTTTCCCTACTTTATATCCTTGGGGAGTAGTATAATTATTAAAGCCCATATTGGCTGTAATATTAGATAAGCCTGTTCTAACTCTAGTCATGTTTTATTCTTTAGAAGGTCCTTCTACTTCATTTCCAATTTCATTTACAGCTGAGAATAGTTGTTCTTTTTCAGCTTCACTTAATATAAATCCACCTACACTATCTCCTTCACCTAAAGAAGCAGCACGTTGAACTATACTAGCTAGTTTAATTAATTGTTCATCATTTTTAACACTAATGTTAAGATAGTTTGCAATTAATGGAACTATAGTAAGAGCTGAATGGTTATCTGTAATAAATGGTTTTAGGGTACTTATTAATTCTTTGATTTGTTTTTCCTTTTCTTTAGAATTGGCATAAATATCTTTTAACAAATCGGAGAATTTTTTATTACCCCATATAGTTTTATCAAAATCCATATAAATTTATTTTATTATAAATATAAAAATTAACAAAAATTATATATTAATGTAATTATCTTCATAATATCTATTATATAAATCAACGTATATAACTTTTAATTTCTTGATTATTTTAGTAATTTGAGGTGTATCCACGTCTATCATTTCACGAATATAGATATATAATGCTTTTTTGTTAAATATATCTAATGATTCACATTTACGGAATAATTCAACTACGGCATCTGCTGTTTTAGCATCTATTTCTTTAGGAAACAATTTATGAAGATTCTTATCTACATAACGAGTATATAACGTCATAAATTCACTTACACTATAATCTTGTCCGTAGTGATCGTTTATTATTTCTTCTCGTATAGTTTTATCCTCTTCAATTTCTAATATGTCACCTTTGTTTTGAAGTTTTTGATAGTTTTTCTTATTCTTTAAAATTAAATAACGTTTAGCTATAGTTCCAAAATAAGAATAAGCTTTACCTTTAGCAGGTTTATATAATTTAAGTTTTTCTAAAAGAAAAGCAATTACTTCTTGTTGTACATCTTCAACAGACTCACCGTCAGTATAATAAAATTTAAAAGTGTGAATAATGTTTTGAGTTAATTTAAAAAATCCATACTCAATACGTTCACGATAAACTCTATCTCTGAATTTCTGGTCTTGTGATCCAACGTACTCTACAATAGCATTTTGAGTGTCTTCTGTAAAATATGTATGTGACGTTTTAGGTTTACGTTTACGAGGTTTGCCTGATTTGGTTAACTCAACTACTACTGGGCTATCTTCTAACTCCATTTAGATTAAAATCGTTTAGTTCACTTTGCAATGTTTTAACACTTTCAAAAAACCATCCTATCTCATCATCAGATTGGAATGTTCCTTTATCATCAATTTCTCCTAATCTTTTATTAGCAAAATCTACTGAATCAGAGAATTTAGAAATATATTGTTCTTGAGAATCAACTATTCTTTCTAACTGTTCAACTTTTCTAAATAAATTATAGGAAACATATCCTAAAATAAGGACGATAATAATTAAAATAATTACAAATGTTGTCATATTAATAATTCATTTCGTCGTTTTCAATAGAGATAGTATCTCTTAAACTTGCTACAGCTTCTCTCATGTCTCTAAAGGCACCAGTGACAACACTCATGTTTTCACTACGACTAACAGCGCTTTCTAAAGCAGCAATTTTGTGGTCGATTTTTTCTAATTTCTTAAGGGCTTGTTCTTTGTATTTCATTTTTGTTTAAATTTTATAGTTATAATGTATTATACGAAGGGAGGAGGCGGTAGCCAAGTTTTCTTTAAAAGCAGTGTATCTCATACTGCTATCAATAGATACATATATATAAGATGGTGAAGGACAAAAAAACCCGCCTTTTAGGGACGGGTTATATTGTTGTGTTTTATTATCTAATTGATTGTAATATTTTTTTAGAAACCATATCTAAAAACATATACTTTTTTTCCTGCTATCATATATGGATTTCTATTTATGTTTTCAAATTCACTATCCTCAATATCTAACACATCGGGATCAGTAAAAGGTTTAAATTGAGCTATAAAACTATTACCAATGTATGGACTATCTACATCAAATCTAGCCCCCTCTTCAAAATCAGAATCTTTAGATGGAAACCAACCTTCATGAAATTCCGGATCTAAACCAAATTCTCCAGGAGTAACATCATCATAATCTTCTATTCCATCTTCTATGTACTCATCAATTACAGGTTTAACTATTTTATTAAAAGCTTCATCATAATGTTGATTTAAAAAATCAGCCATTTGTATTGCTTCTTCATTTTCATTAATTTGAGATTCGGTAATAATACCGGCTAGTTTTTGAAGGCGTGTTGCTTCAGTTATAAATTGTTTTTTCATTTTATTGTTGTAGTTGTTTTTATAAATTATCTATTATATAATTGTTTATCGTGAATTAACTCATTAGTGATACCATAATTTTCATCTTCTAATCTCATTAATTCATCTTCTGATAATTCAGTCCCATCTGTATACTCAGCATATGATATTTGGGCATCCGAAAAATCTGGGAAATCTTCCATGTCAATATTATCAATTTCAATTGAATTGATATCTACTTGTTTTCCGTCTAATGTTACAGCTTCGTTTAATACCTTAGATTCATTAATAATACCGGCTAATTTTTGAAAGCGTCTAGCTTCTGTTATGAATTGTTTTTTCATTGTTTTTGTTGTTTTAGTTGTTTTTATATCCGCCGTTGTACTCACCTGCCACCCAGTTTTTAGCAACTTCTTCATCTTTAACTAATACAGTATCTGGTTTAGAATTTCTACTACTAGTCCAAACTCTATTTGCACGATCAGTATATTTCAGCGTTAATCCAGTAGCTCCAGTTATGTTAGGCCCAAAGGTAAAGTCA